CTTGTTGCAGCGGCCGTCCATTATGTGTGATGACCATTTCTGCAGTCTCATATATTCTGCCAGTGGTGAAATCGGGGTCATTTCCCTCATTAGCCACCTCTACAAGCAGTTTTCCGCCCCTGAACTTCTGACTGTCAAAGAGAAAGATTCCAGTAGTCGAAGTCCCATCATTGACTACTGTTGCAGCGTCGTTATTTTCAGCCGATAAAGTCCCACTACCGTATCCGAAACCAGCCTCTTTCACTTGGAAAGTGGCATCTGGGGCTGCCTGACCCACACCGACTCTGTCATTTGCTGTATCTACCTTCAGCACATTGGTGTCTATGGTGACATCTCCACTTCCAGTAATTGTGCCTGTCGTTAACGCGTCAAGGTATCCTGTAGCGAACCTAATTGTGTTAGAACCTAGATTGTAGGTGCTATCTGCACTGGGATAGATGTGCTGATTAAATGTCCAAGCGTCGTTCGCATTGTTCCAAAGAATGCTCCTATCGGCCGCCGCTTTGAGAGTTATCCCGCCACCATCAGCAGTAACATCAGTAGCACCACCGAAGGTAACAGTAACACCTGATGCATTGTCGGTGGCATTAGCCGACATTTCCACTGTGGTGGTGCCTATCCCAATTATCGTCGTACCACCGGGTATGTTGGTACCTGTTACAGTCATACCTACAACCAAGCCCGCTATTGAAGAAACGGAAGACAATGTAGCGTCGGTGTTTACAGTAGTTGCAGTGAAGTTTCCTGTTGCTACTGAGGCTAATTCTATGTTCTTATCATCGACAGTAATTGTACTACTCGACAGATTGACTGTTGCTCCATTTACAGTGAGATTTCCGGCCACTGTGAGCGTCCCCGCCGCTGGACCAATTGAAGTAATACCCGCCTGTGTAGCATCCACATTCAGCGTACCACCACTTCCTGAAAGACCAGTACCACCCATTGCGGTAGCCAAATCAGCGATGGATTCCTTCTTGGAACTGTTATCATCGGCATCAATGAACGCAATCGAATCAGCGGCTACATTCACGACAGCAGCAGAAAGGGCATTCAGGTCAGAACCTACACTGTCTCCATCAAGGAGAACCTTCGTGGTATTGAGATACAGTCTATCATCAGATTCCTTGTACCATAAAGCGTGGTCTGTTCCGGGATTACTACTCAAATCAGCAGCAAATTGTACACCCGTAGGCGCGCTGATGAGACCTGCTGTTGATAACACGCCCACAGTAAGCGTATTCGTCCCAGCATTGTAGGTGAATGCCGCTTCAGCAGTGAAGCCACTTGAGCCATCGTTATATTGCACATCTCCTGAAGCACCACCGGGTGACGAAGATACACTGCTTGATGCGAATATTCTGACCCAAGTAGCACCAGTATATGCGAACACACCTGCAGCACTACCACCGATTTCAAGGTCTGTAACCCCATTCTCCCATGTAATGGTATGACTAGAAGTGTTGTTCACAGTCACTATGTGTCCGGGTGGGAAGGTCCCACTTGGTGTATATGTGATTGCTCCAGTGGGTGTGGCATGATAGAAATTGGGACCATCAAACTTTACCGTCTCAGCAGTTGTTGTTACCTTGAGTTTGTCAGGTCCTAATCTGTGTGTCCTACGAGCCCCTCCCTGCTTGGCACTGAGATACATCACATGGTCTCCATCGCCACTATGAGACATCCAGAGAGCACCTAGGTCACTGTTAGTTAAATCACCGTTCTCTCCTCCACTTCCATACATTCCATCTAAGTCAGCATGGTCGTCTATCCTATTCGCATCAGTAGGGGTGGCTCCAACTGCCCCAGTGCTCATCGGAGTCATGTAAATCGGTGATGGTCGAAGGAAGGTCCGCCTGTCTAATATCTCACCTGATACTCCATGGGCGGTCCCAGTAGTCATATTCAGGTCCCCAGAACCATTGGAGTATACACATTTCACTACAGCCAAAACAGTGGTTTGCTTTGAATCAAGTGAGTTATTTGGATTAGTGAGGAATCCTTCTGGCGTGACAGGATAACTACCACTTGCGACAGGTGTTCCCATTTCGACATAGATGTTCTTCTTTGTCCCACTATCAGAGCAGATATAGACAACCAAAAGAACAGACTGTCCCTCTGTTGTCAAAGCGGATTGATTCCCTTCTATTCTACTATCTTCAAGTGTTACTGTAAAATCATCTGGTGTATTGCTATCATAACCGCCACCGAAGGGGACTATCATACCATCAATTACAGCATAGCCACCTTTGACATTCAGTACATTGTTTGAACTGGGACTACTAACTGCACCGGGCATGCTCGCAGGGGTGTTTCTGTCACCATCCCCAGTTGCTCCATCTTCCAAAGCCAAGATTCCGTTTCCGTGTAATCCTTCGTAAGCATTAGTGAAAGAGGGGGAGAGGATATAGTCCCCATCTGTGAGTCCAGTGGTGTGCCCAGATTTTGCGTTATCTCCCATATTTTCACCTTACCTCGATTATCAGTTGAATCTTAATTTCGTTAGTGGATGTCTTCACAATTGGACGAAACACATGTCTGGTTATGGGTGTGAAGTCGCTGGCTCCGCGTAGTTGCACATAGACCTCCTTCAAAGTCTCATCGAAGGTATCGGCCACAGTAAGTGCTCCTTCTACAAGAATAGTAGAGTTATCAACAACTTTCACCGTTGGTGTAATGGTGATAGCAGGACGGCCAGCAGAACCATCGCTGGAGGTTGCTGGAGTACCGTCAAATCCTATCACCATCTCATTGATGTTAGAGGCTACAGTTTCAATCATCAATCTCTTCAAGTGGTCATTTGCTGGCATTATGGCTCACCCCTCAGTATAATCTCTGCACTCTTATTCAGACCCGTAGGCTTGATGGTGTATGTTGTCGAGCCATCGTAGATGGTGCTTGCCCCTCCAACCCCTCTTCTATCTGCATTTCTCCCAATTAGAAGTCCAGCGGAAGATACTTTTCTGACCTTAATGAGAGGGAGTATCACTAAGTCCATTTTATTGAAGAAAGAGAGATTTTCATCTACAATTTGATTAGTCTTTTCAGGCATTTTCGTGGAAGATTCTGCTATACTCCCCCTTGTGATACTCTGTAACACACCCTCTATTCCTGTATCTAGAGAAAGAAATTTGAAATTGCTAAGTCTGTTACTGAGTTTGTGTTTGGTTGTCATGACAACATGAAGTGAATTACCGTATTCCACAAAATCTCCGGGCCTCAAATCCCATGTATCTGGATGTCCTTCGGTGATAATTGCACCTTTCAAGATAGAATTAGCCTTGAGTATCTGCCTTGCCACCCTTTTCGCATCCTGAGTATTCTTGATGGATGCATCAAAAATCGGTGAGACATTCTCCAAGATGTCAGTATCATACTTTCCTTGTTGTCTTGCAGCATCGTCCATAGTAATGATTAGATTCTCATTCAATGCTATGGGGAGACCTTGAACAGTAATACGATTCTCTGTATTTTCTACAGGACTAGTATCCTCATTCCCAGTTCTCATGTTTCTGTCTAAGATACGGGTTTTACGAGAGAAATTAAATGGCAGATACTGCAATACACCATATCTGTTGAATGAAGATACTCTGTTATCATGTCTAGACACAAAGCGAAGTGCGCTGATTAGATTGATATTATTGAAATCAGTAGCGAGATACACATTACTTGTCTTTCTCCTATTGTCACCTATATTCGTAACTGTAGGTGAACTACCCACATCCATTGCAGTTATACTACCAGATATACCATTACCTAGTCTCATAGCCAAGTCAGTACTTCTGAAACCTACATCTACAATCTGACCGAAGTGTAGACTATCTCCATCGAACCCCAAACTATCAACAGACTTACCTTTCATGTTTCTAAGGTCTACTCTGAGACCGTCAGATGTACTTGTGTATGTAGCACCAATTAGTCTCCGTTCTGGATTCACAAAGGAATACATCAAGGAGGTAGGGATGTTATTACTACCATTCGCCCATATTCCAGATTTGTATGAGTGCCCATCTGTTTCCCTATGTGTGAGAAGTATAGTGCCCTCTGAATCTACATAGGAATATGCCTTTTCTGTCCCTAAATCGTAGTTTTCAGCGTTTCTGGCTTCTATTGTGACTTTATTCTGAGGTTGGATTTTCGCGTAATGAACCGCATTATCTACGAATACAGGCTGTCTAACATCGTTCATCACGGATGTCAAAGCGGTATCGAAACGCTGTTTTGAGGATTGTATCAATGTCATACGCCGTCCCCACTGTGGTCTGTAATACTGAATGAGACATCTCCTTTGTGCCCTTTTCCATGTAATGATTGACTGAATCTAGGTTTTACAGAGAAGTCCGCTCGCTTTAGTTCATCGTCTGTATCCTGCTCTTGCCGCCTTCTCGGAGCATCAGAACGGTGATGCTGCAATGTGTTTTCAGAGATTCCTACTCTAGTTACTGAGGAAGCAAGAAGGGTTTTGTCGAATGTGGAGACCTCTGTGCCGGGAAGTCTCGGCCCATTACTGGATGGTGTGAGGAATGTACCAGTTGAATCGAACACGAAAACGGGTAGATAAGGCCCATTTCCATCTGGTAGAGCCCTACCCGTAGCGATGTTATTAACTGGAGTTCTACCACTACCCACTTCATACGAAAACAGTCCATACTTGCCTCCTGATGATGCGAAAAGGTAGTTTTGAACATATTGTGGAGAAGAGGAATGGAGACTGTTGTGAATCCTGAAAACCTCCACATGTTTGCCATCAAGCACCCTTA